AACACAATAGAGGATGCTGATTAAGGATGAAAATGAGTATGCAACCTGAACTAAAAGTACAACTAGAGCTTGATGCCCACGAAAAAGAATGTGCTATCAGATATCAGATGGTCAATGACAAGTTAGAAGGCTTAGACAAAAGAATGTGGCGAATAGAAGCTATGTCTATGGTGGGTACACTTGGGGTGGTAGCTTTGGTTGTAGCAATAGTGATGAAGTAGGGATAAAAATATGGCTAACGGATTAGGAATGGGAGAATTTTACACTCCACAAGAAGGAGAAACATTACTTCAGTCAGATCCCACACCGACGGCTATTCGCTCTGCTGTGATGCCAATGGGTGATGCAATATTTGCTTACAGACAAGATGGTACACGAGTACAAGTTCCGACTGATTATTTTACAAAACAGGAAACGAAACCTATGGCAGAGACTGATACAACTTTACAGACAACTCCAGTAACAGACGTTCAAAAGACGGTTGAAGAAAGAGCGGGTGCGACCACGTTACCGACGGGTACTCAATACGTACCTGAAGTACAACAAGTACAACAAGAAGAGCTTCTTACACCACCAACTCCCTTAGATACGACCGATGCAGTAAGTCCTAGTCTCGTATCAACAGAAAACTTAGATGTCACCGTACCATCTCAACAAAACGCAGAGAAGTACACAGCAAGTACTATCCCCGGAACTCCTGAAGCCGTAGCCGCACAAGGTAAGCTATCATCTGAATCTGTGATAGGTGACGTACAAGGAGCAGTCAGTAAGGAATCCCTAGTTCAAGCAGCACAAGGTAAAGTATCTGAACAGTCAACTGTCAAGTACCAACTAGAACAACTATTCTCATCATTTGAAGAAGGTAAACCTTTACCTGCTTGGGCAGCTCCTGCTGTAAGAAACGTAGGTGCAATGATGCAGGCAAGAGGATTAGGTGCATCTAGTATGGCTTCTGCAGCCATAACACAAGCCATCATGGAATCAGGTATACCAATAGCCAAAGCTGATGCAGATCGTTATGGACAGATGGATATGGCTAATCTGAGTAACCAACAGCAAGCAGTTATGCAAAATGCCATGACTTATGCGTCAATGGATAAGGCTAACTTAGATGCTCGTATGCAAGTTGCCGTTAACAATGCTAAGTCATTCTTGTCAATGGATCTACAAAATTTAAACAACGAACAGAAGATGCAAGAGATAGATTATGCTGGACAGATGCAAGCACTCACATCTAATCAAGCAGCAGAAAACTCAGCAGCTCAATTTAATGCACAATCACAAAATCAAATAGATGAGTTTTTTGCAGAATTAGGGGCCCAAATTGAAACAGGCAATGTAAACCGTAGAGCTGCTCAAGATCAGTTTAACGTCAACGAAAAGAATGCAATAGCTCAATATAACGCATCTCTATCTGATGCTCGTGAAAGATTTAACTCAACTATGGCTACGCAGATAGCACAATCAAACGCTGTGTGGCGTAGGGAAATAAACACAGCAGAAACTGCCAACCAAAATGCAGCCAATCAGATGAACGTACAAAACCTACTGGGTATAACTCAAGCTTCTTTAGATGCTTTGTGGCAAAGATACAGAGATGAAGCAGGTTGGGCGTTGAAGATAGCAGAAAGCCAAGAGCAACGTTTCCACGAGATAGGGTTACTATCTATGGAGATAGACGCTAATACAGATCTGTACGAGATGGAAAGTGATGCTACCTTCAGTACAGAACTAGGTAAGGCTGTCTTGAATGGTATATTTAAAGTTGGTACGGCATACGTAAAATCATAGAAAGGTTAAATTATGTGGGATTGGTTAAGTAATATTTGGACGGGCATAAGTGACAGTGTAGTCGGACAGGCGGTTGGAGATGTATATGATTATGTAGCCGATAGTTACGTGGGGCAAGGAATCGAAAGTGCCTATGATTTTGTAACAGGAAACGAGTCTTATGGTACATTCAAAGATTCTGATTTTGATAATTTTAACTATGCTAAAAAGTCTGCAGGATATCTTGGAACTGCACTAGAATTTGCAGGTGGTTTCATGGAAGTTGCAGCACCAGCGGGTGCGACCACTCAGATGCCATCGTCTAAAAAAAGAAGAGTATCTGCACCAAGAAGTACTGCAGGTGCAGGTCAATTTAACGTAAGTAAAAGTAATTTAGCAAATCTTCAATTTGGCTATACACCGAGAGTAAATGATGCTATAATAAAAGCAAACGCAAGTAAAGTTCCCTCAATACAAATGGCAGTATCACAGATGATGAACTACAAAGGTTCAAGTGGTGCAACTATAAAGCTACAGGGTGCTAAGATGCCTAGTGTGGCTGCTCGTACTAAGCTACCATCATTTGCTCCTAAATACTATGGATAATAAACATGAAACAAATAAAGCGTCCCCCTACAAGAGAAGACTTTAGAGCAAACCGTTTTAACAAAGCCCCTCCGGGATGGTCTTTGACTGAACCTAAAGGTAAATGGGCATGGGAAAAACCTCCTGTACATGCTACCCCTGATAAAGCAGTTGATGCTGTAATTGATAGGTTAGAAGCTCCTGAAGTTCGTACTCAAATGGAAAAGCTTATGGTTGCAGGTGTATCTATTCAAGAAATAGTCAACACAATTGCAGTTGGTGGCTTTAGTCAAGGACAATTTACTCCTGATGTCGCAGAGATAATCAAAGGACCTCTTGCAGCTTATCTTATGGGGGTAGCGGCAGAAGAAGAGATACCTGCAAAAGTTTACAACACAAGAGATGGTTTGTACCAACTAGACGAAGGTATGAGCGACGATGACATGCTTGCAGTGATGAAAGACAGGAATCCTGATTTGTATCAGTTCATCCAATCAAAAGCAGATGAGATTGATGAAGAACCTGAACCTACTACAGTAAGGGGATTTATAGCAATAGCTCCAGAAGAAGTAATAGAAGGGGACATAGATAATGGCAAGGCTTAGTATGGGTGGTTTCTTTAAGAACTTTGTAAAAGGTGCGGCTCAACAATACAATGCTAATGTTGCGTACCTAGAGCAACAAAAGGTAGAAGAAGAGAAGCAAAAGAAAAAAGAAGCGAGAGAATTAAAAAGTAAGCAAGATTTACTAAAGATAGAATATGGCTACGAAGCTCAAGTTGAAGCTTTAAAAAGTGATAAGAATAAAAAAAGTTTACTGTCGATATCTTTACCTAACAGTAACACAGTATTTACTGTTCCAAATACAATAGCAGGTCAAGAAATACAACTAACAGGTATGACTGAACCTCAGAAAAATAGAAATATATATCAAGCTTTTAAAGCAAGTATGAATGACAACGTTATAGACAACCTAAGAAAAAGTGGTGACTTAAATACTGTGGCAAACTCTTTTGCTACTACTTGGTACAATCAACTTCCTACTTTTGTAAAAAAGGAAGACGGAATTGAAAAGCCAGCAGTTACAGTCGAAACTACCGATTGGCAATATATAAATAAGTATCCTGAATTTGCTGAAGCTGTTGCAAAAAAAGTAGGTCAGACACGAGAAAATTTAACAAAGCTTGCTATTGAGCAAGAAAACTACACCAACGGTAAACTTGTTATGAAACAAGTAGGTGATAAGATTGAAATGACACTAGATGATGTTGTACCAAAAGAATATGGTTTACAACCAAAACACATTGACATTTTAAGAAAACAAGCTCCTAGATTTAATAAGTTTAATCCTAATGAAGAAGTTAAGCTACAACCTCTTGTTGCAGAAATAAACAACGTCTTAAAGCTTCCTGAAAATCAACCTGAAAAGGGGCAAGTTACTATGACGGAAATGGTAGATGCCATAGCTGTTGCATCTCCTATTCTAGCAAATGTAAAAGAACCTACTAGATTAGATTCATTTGCATTAGAAGAGCTAAAAGCAAACTTAAAAAATTCAAATATAGACCCCTACATATACAATGACGTTGACCTTTTAGGAAAAGTCATCTCTCTTAGTCTACCAGCTAAATTTAAAAGTGCAAAGATTTTAAATGTCATGGCAGGAGAAGAATTAAAACTAGGAGCAGACCGTGTTGTAAGAGATATAATAGGTAATAAAAAGGCTCTACAAAATGTAGCATTAAAAGCAAGACTTGCGGGGGATTTGGAAACAGATGCTACAGCAGTTGAGCAATTATCTAGATCAGGTGCTAATATAGGCTTGGCTACTACCCCTCAAGCAATTCAAAATTTAGTAACAGTTAGTTCTAACGTTGTAATGGATGGTATAGGATTAATTATTGAAAATACTACAGGTAAACAGATTGATAGCCGACTTGTATTTCAAGATATGTTTAAAAATGCAAATCAAAGATTACAAAGAGGTATGCAATCCCAGAATGAACAAGACAGAAAAAATGCTCTATTAGAATTCTACGCAACAACAATGGCATTTAGAATGGCTGCTCAAATACAAAATACGGGGGATACAGGATCAGGACCTAGAATATCTGATGACGACGTTAGGAGAATTGCAAGTGGTCTTGCTCAAGATTTTGTAAATAATCCTGATAAATTACAATCAGTTGCACGTGGTATAAGACTAGAAGCTGAGAGACAGAGAAAGATATATCAAATGTATCGATCAAATAAGGTTCATCAAATAGTCACAGCTTCAATACTAGAAGATATGTATCAAGGAGCATTACCATTAGCAGTCCAAGAACTTACATCTGGAAACGGAACAAGCGGTGTCCAACTTATAGGTACGTATATTGGAGGTGACAGTCAAGTTATAAACATACCAATAAATGACGATAAAAAAGAAGTTATTACTCCTCCAAATCAACGTAGCTTGGGTACTTTAGACACAAGCACAAAAGGTCTAGGTAGCATTCCCACAGACCAAACAATTGAAGACGAGTTTGAACCTATAAAATTTTAAGGATTTTTAATGGCTACAGTAGAAGAAATAAAATCTGGTTTAATTTCAGAACAAACAGAAACTGAAGATCCGTACAAACAGTTAAATATAGCTGATGTACCTGCTGTTGAACTAGACAGAAGGTATTTTTCAGGTGCTACTGAAATGGGCGATACTCTTAAGAGATACATAGAAAATGCTGATGGATACAGAAGTTTTGAAACCTACTATGATATTTACAAAAAAGATAGTGAAGCAAACAAAAGATTAGCTTTACCTCCTGAAGAGTTTAAAAAATCCATACGTGAAGGTAAAATACAGTTTGGGGGTCAAAAGATAGATGAAACTATAGATCCACTTAAGGTAGGTCCTGTAAAACCTTTTCCAGCAGGGTTAGACTACGATGCTAAAATAAGATTTTTAGTTGACAACAGAGGTTCTGAAATAACACAAGGTGGTAAAAAGATAGGTGAGTTACCAATAAAAAGAATGTTAGGTCAATACGATGTTACGGAAGAAGACGTAGCAGCAAGAATGCCAGTAATTCCATACACTCCGACTAAAACTCTTATAACAAAAGAGGGCAAAAGAGAAATTATAGAAGGACCTCAAAAGGAATTATTCAAAGAAGAAATATCTGGAAAAGGTATTCCTTTAATAGATTTCAACAACAAAGCAGTTAAGTTTAAAAAGTTCTTAGACGTAAAAACAGACTTAAATCCCTATCAAAAAATACAACTAGTAAAAGCACAAGCAACGGGAAATTTAGGGTCTATGAGAACAGAAAAAGCCTTGACTAATGTACCTTTTGCTCTTGCAAACTTTGCTCTTTATGCTTATGAAGGAATAGGTAACACTATTTTAGATCCTCTTGTAAATGCAAATATAGTTGATGGAAAAATACCATCGAGACACGTTGACTATGCTACAGAAACTTTGACTAAATTAAGTGGGTTGAAATCATCAGATGCTGAATTAATTTTAGAATGGACTCCTGATGCACTTAATAAGATTGTAGATGCAGGCATAGAGGGTGCAACAGTTGCACTACCATTTCAGGCAATAAAAGTAGGAAGTTACTTTTACAGAGATAAAAGATTTAGAAACTTTGTTAAGGATCAGTTTGGTAAAAAAGGTGGTACTTTTGATGAAGCTTACGATAATGCAGTTAAACAAGGTAGAGGTCCTGATACTTTAATAAAAGATTTTGTTGACAGTACGACATTTATAAACTCAACTAAGTACAGAAACTGGAAAGCAAACGGAGTTATGAACTCCATACAACGTGCAGGTGAATACAAAAGAATATTCAAAAAGAATCCTGTAGCTTATGAAGTATCTACTCAAAGACTAAAAGCTTTAAATGAAAGATTAGCTGTACTAGAGAAAAGAAAAAATCTTAGTCCAGAGTGGGAATCACAATACAAACAAATTGTAAAAGATATAGATAAGGTTAATGGTCAACTAGACAGCATTAGCTTAATGAACAGAATACCTGATGACCTAAAAGAAATAGTTGGAACTGAGATTGCTATTGCTACAGGCTTTGGGTTAAGTAGTTACACTCATCAAGAATTTTTTCCAAATTCAAATAAGACAATGTTTGAACTAGGAGGTATGGTGATAGGTGGATTTAGTGGTGGAAAAGTAATAAATCTAGTAAATGATTTTGGGGATGTGATAAGTGATCCTACCACAGTAGCTAATAAAATTAAAAAGGTTCTTACATTTAGAAGCTCCAATCAAAAGGAAGCTGATAAATTCATAGGAATGTTAAATGTTGCATCACCTCAGTTTGCTCAAAGAATGGAGCAAGGTATATTAGCCGCTGAGAATTTAACAACTAAGATTTTAAAACTTGAAGATCAAAACGGAAGACCTCTCATAACAAGCCCAGACATAGTAACAAACAGTCTGGCCGCAATAAGTACTATCGATTTGTTGAAACAAACAGCAGCTAAAGTAGGTACAAAATTAAGTGTTGGAGGAGTGGCTGAACTAAGTGATAATTTTGTAAAAATGCAAACTGCACTTACAGGACAAATTCAACTTAACACAGAGCTTACAAATGCAGTCCGTGAGTTAAGTAAAATAAAATTTGCTCCTGATACTGACCCTGATGTTAAAAGTTTTGTAGACGGTTTAGAATCTTATTTAAAGAAGTCTCAAGAAGATGTATCTCGACAACTAAACAACTTTAATAAAAATATAGATGACAATGAAGCTTTACTACTTATGAAAACAGCAGGAGCAAAGCTTGACACCGACATAGACTACGATGCTCTAGATGAATTTTTTATTGCAAATGACACAACTAGAGAAACCCTGATGAGAAGTTTGGGTATGCCTGAAAATCAAATAATTGCAGAGTCAAACAAAAGAATAGATGACATGAATAATGCAATTATTGATGCTTCTGTAAAAGCAGATAATATAAGTAAGACGTTGCCTAAAGAATATGGTAACTTAGTTTCTAGTTCCTTTCACAATATAAAACGAGGACTACGATCAAATGCTACACGTGGATACAAGATATTAAGGCAAGAAAATAAAAACGTTGCTATGGATATGTCAAACGTCTTTGATCAATTAGTCAAAGGTGTAGACGATTCAGATTTAGCCTTGAAACTAGAGGGTTCACCTGAAGCAAGAAGGATAGGTGGTACTCAGCTAGCCAAACTTCAACAAAGTCAAATGGGAGAGCTATTTGAAAGATCAGCAGGTAAGATGTTTTCAAATAACCCTAAGATTGGAGAGATGGCTGAGTTAGTTAGGGATCAATATCCAAACGCATCTAACATTGAGATATGGAGTGTGTTGCGTAATGGAGATCCAGAGAAAGGATTTGAAGGATTAGGGGATGCTATGAAACTTCCCTTAGACTTTGTGGACTATCAACTTGTACTCTCTGGATTAGGCAAAGTACAATTCAAAGCAAAAGGAAGACAAACTTTAGGCGTTAAACAAGCTAGAGAAATGTTGTACAAAGCTGCTGAATCCGAAAAGCACGGATTTAGAATAGGTATGTTTCAACCTGATGGCGGTCAATTAGTAAATGAAAGTGTACTATCTAAATTAAAACAAGTTAATAATACTTATTCTGAATTTGCATCTAGATACGAGACAGGTATAGCAGGAACTTGGAATGGCTATAAGTACAAAACATTACCTGATGGAACAATACGTTATGTAGATGAAGCAAATGATCCTATGAACTGGGTGCAAAGCAGTCTTAAGAAGTACAATCTAACAGAGCCATTTGCTAAAAACATAAACGAAGGATATATATCTGAAATGGCAGGTGTGTACGGTGGTAATTTAGTTCGAGGATTACCTGAAGGAAGTCCTGCACGGTATGAATTTGTAGCTGGTAAAGCAGGTACGACCATATTCAGAAACTCTATAGTTGCTGAACTTAAGTTTCAATTGTTAAACAACACGCAGGCAGGTAAAACTATACTAGACTTAAATAAAAACCCTGCGTTTAAAAATAAATATTTATTACCTGATGATATAAAAGGAAAAAGAATTATAGGAGACTATAAGGATAATGATATACATAATATTATATCAAATATGCAACAAGCAAAAATGAGAAATCCACAAACAGGTGAAATGGTGGATATGTTTACAGATGTAGACATACAGAACATATACGATTCTATAGGTATAGAACAGCTAGTTCTGAAGAGTGATGATGCTAGAAAGGCTGTGCAACAAGTAAAGAAGAAGATTAAACAAGCAGAAACTGATATAATAGCAGGTAAGACAGAAGCGGGTAAAGATTACATTGCTCAGAAAAATCTACAAATAAAGATGGCTAATCAGTTAAACCCCGGAGATGTCTTTAACTACGTACAAAATGGCGAAACTGGTGTAAGAAATCTAGACAAACTTAGAGATGGGTATGAAGATAGCTTAATAAAAGCAGGTAAAAATCAAACAGAAATTGATGATGAAATGATTGTTTACGATAGATTTATAGCAAACAAGCTCATGGAAGAAGTTGCAAATAAATCTACTCAGAATATATTAGGAACAACATCAGTAGGTGTTGACATGGTAAACTCTTCTTTTACCGAAAGATTACCTCAGAAATTAGATGCCAATACTCTCATAAATGCTTTAGGTGGAGCTAAAGATACACCTATGAATATTGCGGTAAGAGAAATATTAAAAAGAGGTACACGAACTAAGTTAGATAAAGAAGGATCTGATAAATTTTTTGAAAATATGGAATTCATTGCAGAGTTATTAGCAGGAAGAACACCGAGTAATGCAGGACAATTATCCTTATCTGGAATACCTAGAGGTTTATCTGTAGAATCCTATATAAGTAGAATATATTCTGTAGCAAGAGGAGTTGTAAGTCTTAAATACTTAGCCACTGAAGCTATAATACAAACAGGTAGAGTAAGAAGGTTTAACTCTTTCAAAGCTATGATAAACAATCCAGAAATAGCTGATCTAGTTGTTAGTGCAATAAGAACAGGTAAACCTTTAACTGGAGACTTAGCCACTAAATTTGATCAGCTTATGATATCGGCAATTGCTAGACAAAGTGCTGACTTTGCAGATTCAAGTCAACCAGATCAGGTGCGACGACCAGCGGTAGAACAAGAAGTAGAATTATTTGGTCCTGATGCAGAAGCTCTTAAAGAAAGAAAGAACTTAGTAGAGGACATGTATGGTAACCTCATCAAAGTTGAAGACGATGAACAAGCTATACTAGGTTCTTCGGGACAAATAATAGGAGTAAGAAAAAAGACGGCACAAGAATTGGCTGGACCTTATCAAACTCCACTCCAAAGGATGCAACCATCTTTTGAGAGTGCGAGAGAAAAGGCTTTTGAAAGGACAGGAGGAGTAAGACCCGGAAGTCCTGAATCATTTTCACAAATTAACTAAGGAGAGAGACTAATGAAGACTTACTACAACGGACCACGTAAAGGCATGATGTACGGTGGTGGTGCTACCATGAGAAAGCCTATGATGTATGGTGGCATGGCTACAAAAAAGAAAAACATGCAAATGGGTGGACTAGCTGAACAAAACAGAAAGTCTAGCATGAATCAATCAGGTATGATGAACCCCAAAGGGAACATGATGACTGACGAAAAGAAGTTTGACATGGGCATGATGTACGGCGGTCAAGCCAAGCTAGACAAAAACAAAGATGGTAAAATATCAGGCAAGGACTTTGCTATGATGAGGAAGAAGAAGTAGGTTTATCCCTCTTTCTCATTATCTTACGACCTCTGAAGAAAACAATTGTATTGATAGTGGTGTTGATAGTGATAGCTACCAGTAGCCAAATTTGCCACCATTCTATCACACGTACCTACCCGATTTATCCATGATCTCTTGTGCCATAGACTTCAGATACTTTATCAACTGAGTTACTTTATTTGTACCTTCATACATGGGAAGACCTAAGTTCATGGTCTTCTCAAATTCATTTGGATCTACTGCATCGTAGAGTATCTCAACATTTCCATCCTTATTAAGAAACGCTTCTAACGAGAACAGTTTCGCTTTCACCTTTGATTTCATTGATCGGCTCTAATTCACTTATAGGTAAGTTATAACAATCAGCTTTAAACGTAAAGCCGTTGCTTGGATCTACTTGACCTTTCTTATATCGAGTAGCTTTAGCGTAGTACTCTTGTTTACTAATGCTACCTAGTATCCAAGCTTTACTGAGATCGGTCAGTATTCTCACAAACACATAACTATCACAGTCTTGTTTTGTACCATGAGATGCAACCGAGCAATCATAGTTAGACTGTGGCTTAGTGTTACAACGTTTAGTCTTAACGTCAATACGATTCCCATCTTTCACTAAATCATAGTTATATGTATTTGCTTCAGTTGCCCCAATGATATCAGCTACGATTACCTCGCCTATCGCACCCACAACATTGCTAGTGCCACCTGTAATACTTCCCTGCAATATGCCCACAGTAGAAGCTTTTTCCCTCGCATGACGCATGTAATCCTCGCTGATTGGTACTTCAATCATTAGTTTGCACCTAAGTCTACAACTTCACAGGCATCTGCAGTGCAAGCCAATTCACGAGTACCGCTCGTGTTATCTTCCTTTTCATACTTAGAAAACTTAGTCCAATCCAAAGAAGCAGGCACACGGCTTTGCCACTCTAGATAGTCATCAGCTTCTATGTCTTGATAAGGAGCTTGTTGGTACGTATGATCGGCAAATGGAAGAAACGATACACCTGACGCTATATCAAAGTTATCGTACAACCACGCACCAACTTCCATCCATTCCTCTTCCTTTACAGTAATAGTCACAGACGGTTTGTGTTCGCACCAGTTAAGTGCATAGACTTTCCAAAGTTCTAGTTGTTCTATTGCACTCATCTCAGTTCTAGTGATAGCACCACTAGGAGATTTCATTGGAAAAGAAAACACGGTAACACTATCAGGCTTCATAACGTCAGGCTCTGCAGGGATACCTTCTTCTTTCATAAATTGTGTTAAGGGATCTTTGTTATCCCCACGTACTGTTCTGATGTAAAAATCATTATGTCTAGCATGAATACCTGATGCAGAGTCAGTTAACTGAGACACAGTACCACTTGGCTTTACACAAGTAATAGCCGTACTTCTCGGTATACCAATAGCATCTGCATATTCTTTGTTAGTCTTTATTGCCACTTGTTTCATCTCTTGTAACCAAATCTTTGAATCAGTTGTCTTAGACAGTACATAATGATCCATGATACCAGTTAATGAAACACCAAGCAAGCGTTCTTCTTCAGTATTTGTTTTCCATATCTTACGTAGATACTTCAGATCTGTAAGAGTAGACTGAAATGTACCTAGCATTGTAGCAACACGTACCTTAGATTGAAGGCTCAGTAAATCATCGTTTTCACGTACGACCACTTCAGATAAGTTACAGAATTGATAAGGTCGGAGTATGATCTCACTACATGGGTTCGTACCCCACATGTGACCTGTCTGTCTTCTACCACTCTTAGCTACCTGATCGTCGGCAGCCTTACGATTGAACATGCCACGCTCACCTGACTTAGACTCGTACAGAGATAACCATTCTCTCATGTAAGTTTCCATAGCAGGCTTACCTTTGTAGGCTACAGAGTTATTTGCTAATGCTCTTTGACCATTGTTGTTCCACCACTCACCTGATTTAGCGTGAGCCATTTGATCATCATTTAGGTTAGATAAGCTAATCAAAGCAGATCGTCTTACACCACCTACAACTACAACCTCACCTACCTTGCACATGATATCGTGGCACTCAACAGGAAATAACTTTCTACCTGTAGCACCCTTGAATTTCTCAATAGTGAACTTAAATAAGTTAACCAACGGATCAGCACCTGATGCCCTGCCACCCATAATTTTCAACCTTGCACCCGCAGGTCGTACCTTTGATACATCCCAAGAAGGTATCATTCCTGAATAAAGTAAAGCCACAAGCTCACGATATGCTTTCGCCCACCCTGCTTTACTATCTTCCACAACAATAACAACTTCAGACTCTTGCATATTCTCACTGATTACAGGTAGCTTATCTACGTTCTCTCGTTCTACAGAGAAACCTACACCTGTACCACACATAAGAATGTACATAGCTTCATCAAAACTACGTGGACTATCTACTGGTAGGTAGCTACAATTATACCCGCAAGTGTTATCTCTCTTGAGTGCATCTCCTGCAGTCATCATAGCTCTCATCGATGGCATAACTCTCAAGTCACTAATGTACTCGTGTATTATCTCTTTATCAACTCTGTCCATCTTGTAGTTGTGCTTTTCTAAGAGAGTGTCTTCCATAAAGTTTACATATCTTGAAACTGTCTCTAACCAGTTCTCTCTTCTACCTTCATCATCCATCCACCTAGCATACCTAGACTTGTGTATAAACTCCTGATATGAAGTTGGTAACATATTAGACGCCATTATATTCTTCTCCTACTTTTGTTTCAATTAAACGGTTTAGATACCACCGTGCTTTTTCTAAATCTTCTACTCCATTCTTGTACTTGTATCTGCATATGTACTTCAAAATGTTGCCTTGAAGATATGTTTCAAATCCATCTCCTGTGACAGATTGAATTATGTCTATGGTTTCAATGCCTGCCTTATTATAGTGTGCAGGGCTATTGACCATATCTGTTTGTTCCTCTACTTCCTTAAGTCTCATCTTCATATATTCCAAATGTCTCATTACTGATCGTTACCAAAATCCACTTTAATTACATTCTCAGGAATGTCAAGCATTTCTCCTGTATCTTGTTGATATTCTACTTTGAGTTCTTTGGCCGCAAAGTTAAACTCTATCTCAGATTCCCCACAACGAAACACTTCATCACCTCGTCTACGTAGCAAAGCCATGACACCCTCGTGCATGATTGATGCAACAGAGTGATCATCAAATGTCTTGTACTTCTTGCCTGTCGTATCGTAGGCTACCAAGTGAAACTGATCATCAGGCATCTCAGATATGATTATGTAGTACTTGTCTTTCTCCAAAGACATAAGTGTGTTCATGTCATCTTTTTTCATTCTTGAGCCACTCCATAGGTATTGTTTTTTCTGCCCACCTATAATTGTGCTTAAGACACCAATCAGCGTAAGTGGTTTTACTTCCTTTGTAGATCTTGTTCCGTGCATTCATAAACACCATACGGATGTCTAAGTCTTTGTGTTGCTCTTTTATGAGAGCCATCTTAACTCTGTCTGCTTTATCAAACTCACCTTTAGCTTCGATGTATATGTTAGTTACAGGGATGTAGAAGTCAGGAGTGTAGGTACGTATCTTAGGTACGTATGTTATCTTCTTCTTCTCGTACTCAAATTTTATTTTATTATGTATCAGCTTTTTAGCTAGAGACAATTCAAAATTAGATCTGTATCCTGCATTACGTTTAGCCACTATATTATCCCCTGTCGGATTTTCCAGTTCAATGATTCTAGGCGTTTGCTGATATACCCTGCCGTCTTCGGGGATTGTTTTTCTAGTATAGTAAGCTCGTCTAGAAGGGGATATATCGGCACACATAAAATCTTTCCGTAATTTAAACTGTAGTTAATTGTTTGAAATTCATTCTCCACTTTCACGATATCCCTAGCTTCTGTCTCAGGCGTTAACGCTCCATGCTCTGAGAAGTTATCTTTCAAAGTTAACGGTATACCTCTGTCATGTTGCCTAAGAAATGTAATGTCTCTACCGCCACCAATACCTTTGTGAGACTCTATGTAAAGATGATACAAGTTCTCATTCAACTCAAGTAGCTTAGTTTCATAGTTATCTACGTAGATTGCTGGCACTACAATTCTTTCTTCTTCAAGACATCATACCATATCTTAGGTGCGGTCTTAGCCTTTGATGTTACCTTCGGATGCAACTGTGCTTTTGACCAACAATGTGATCTGTATCCACACATGCTACATATCTTAGGTAGCGTCTTGTTGCCTGTTCGTATCTGTTCCCCTTTTACTTTGTACGTTTCAAACTCAGACTTAAATGGTTTTACAAAGTCAGGATTAGGGTCAAGTAATCTCTTTACTCGTACCTCTGCATCTTTCATATATTCTTTTCTATCTTCTTCTTGCCACTCAGGTGCTTCAACCATAGCTATCTCACCACTTGACTTATTGACAACTATCCACCCACCAAAAGGTAACCCTGTAGCTTCACCATACAGATGACCTTGCATGACATAGCCAAATGGATCTTCTTCCTTTATCTTGTCGTAGCCACCATACCCTGTGTACTTAAACTTATATGCCCACTCGCTAGCTGACTTAACATCCCACACCTTATCTGTGCCTGACTCATCTCTTACGATAAGATCGAGTGTACCTGTAATCTTTTTACCTGCTATCTCTAGCTCAACTGATTTTTGTTTGTCTATGATTTCTACGTCAGCTTGTTCCATTATAAGTACGACCACTGATTCAACAAGGTCACCAAACATAAAACGAAACAAAGCATTGTAGTCCATCTCTTCTTTGATGCCTTGCCTATCTAGCAATTGCTGACAGAGAGGTCTACCTAAACCTGACATACGTATGCTGAACTCACGCTTCTTATTTAGTTGCCTATCTACGGAGTCCTTGCATTCTTGTGCGAAGTCTTCAATAGCACTAGGGGAGATCGTGACTTCCCCCCTAGTTGCTTTTTGCATGTAGTCTTGGATTTTAAGCAGATTTAGCATTGAAATCAGCCGACAAGTCCTGTTCCTCACTAGGAGAAATGAGTTTCTGAGCTTCTCTGAACTGATTAAGAACATTCTCATTGTGACCTTTGACAGTCTGTGAGAAATCTTTCATCAATGCCTTATCGTCTTCCGAGACTTGTACTTCCGAATGGAGAGTCGGAACTGGTACATAGTAGATAACTGAACCTGACTTGACCTTGCTTGTTGCCAACTTCATAACAACCTTTTGCATGATCTTCTTCTGCCTAGTTAAGCTCTCTATAAAATTGCTGATAGGTTTGAACCCTGATCTTTTGAAGTAGGATACGAAAGGTTTATCCTTGATCTCGACCTTAGTTCCATCAGCCTTTGCAAAGTCACCAGTTATTTGACCATAGATAACTTGGTTGCAAACTGCAGACCGTGACTTTACTTTAAGCGGGTCATCATCTTTAAGAAGTTCTTCTTCTTTAGCTGACAATCTACCACACTTATTCCCCGCTAGGGTGTCAGGGAATTCTCCTGCTAATGTTGGTTTTTGCACAGACTTACAAACAAATGTTTGTTGCTCCATGTCATATACGCTCCATTCAAATGTACGTAAGATAGGTCTTACAAGTACTTCTTTAGCGTAGATAAACTCACCATCGACAAACATCTTCCATGAGCCACGTGTAAGTGTCACACCATCATCTGTCTCTGTGTCATAGTTTATGTTTAGTCTAGGTAGTCCTACATTGCTTGTAGCTTTCGCTTGTCCTGTAAGTTCCATAAATGTAGATGTATCATCATCGTTAAATGCTGATACTAATTGATCCATTTCGTTTCCGATTACTAGTTCATTTGTTTCCATTTCATTTTCCTTTTTAGTTTTATTTAAAATGTAATTTGAGCTTACTATTTAATTTCAGTAAGGTCAAGCCAATTATTACCTATTTTTAATTCTATTCCTATTGGCATGTCGTACTCTAAGCCATACCTAGCTTTCGAGCCGTCAGAAATAGACAACATGGCTTCAGAAAGTACCTTCACACACTGATCTTTTTCATCAGGATGTACGTCAAGTACTATTGAATCATGTACTGTGTTGCATATAACTGACTTCATATCTAATTCTCTCATCACCTTATCTAGCTTAACTAAGGCAATGGGCAGTAAGTCAGCCGTTGCAAATCCTTGTACGGGGTAATTACAGATAGCCGTTCTGTTTGTGGCTGCCCCCCACTCAGTCCACTTGGCATCAGGGAAAGCATAGGTGCGACCTGAAGGTAATTTTATCTCTTTGGTCTTGACTGCTTCTTTCTCTAATTCCTTGTGCCAATCAGCAACCTTCTCATACTTCTCTTTAAACGCCGTGTAGTAGGCTTGTTGTGCGGGAGTACCACTGACCCCACCATAGAGAGGTTTGAACGTGTGTGCCTTTGCATCTTGCCTAGAACACCCTATTATCGATGCAGTGTAGCTATGGACATCAGTTCCCTTGAGAACATCGTCGTAAGCTTGTGGATCTCGTGCAAGAAACCCTGCTACTCTGAACTCCAACTGAGAGTAATCTCCCTCAAGTATGTAGCCACCATCGAATCGACTTTCGACCACTTTACGTATGGCAAAGGTAGAACCACGTGGCATGTTTTGAAAGTTGGGATTACGACTAGATAGCCTACCAGTAGCCGTGACACATTGCATGAACTCAGGATGAATGAAGTTATCATCATCTGCATTGTTCTTCATGCCCTCGACAAAGGTAGATAGGTAGGTGCGAATAGCATTGTATCTTGAGTAGGCTACACAGAACTCACGTGCTTCACCACTTAGTTCAGTTGATCTATCTTCAAGAGTAACCTTATCTGTCTTGAACCCTGCAGATGCTACATCTTTTGGATTACGAGGTATGATCTTAAAACCTGCTACCTCATTGGTGCTTTGATAGATAGTACCTTTACCTTTGCATGGCTTGCATATCCGTAATGCTTTACTTGGTTCACCATTCTTATTGACAGGTCTGACACGACCATGACCTAGACAACCTGCACACATCTGTCCCACAGTTTTGTACACGATATCAGTCATGTTACGTACATTACGAATGAAATCATTCTTCTTCATACGTGTACGTAGTTTAGGTTTGATTGTGTTACCTCGCATCTCATGCCCAAGATTAAATGTAACTGACCACAGAGTTTTATCTTTTACTTTGCGAGAGTACAACAACACACTACGATCATCAGGACTAGATAGATTGATAGGTGTATCCCCCATTGCTTCCTTTGCCATAGTCTGTAGTTTGTTTTCTAGGTAGGATAGTTCCTCGTTGTATTCTTTCTCTATCTCATCTAAGGTATCTAAGTTTACCTTAAGTCCATTCATCTCGATGCGAGTGAGGACGTTTGTCATTTCAAGCGAAAGTTTTAGTGTTGGTATAAGTGTCATTAAATAGTTCTCCAAATGTTGTGCCAAAGGCTTCAAGTTGTTTTACTGCCACTTCTTCTGTAGCAATCACGTCTGCTATACCATATTCTTTCACGATGTCATAAGGTATATCATAGAATGTTTTACCATCCTTTAGATAAGGTGCAACCAAATCTTTTTCTTTTTGTGTCACGCCATATCTTTTTGCAAGAGAGTCAAGACTAAGTGACCATCTTCTTGCTTTAGCTAAGATGTACTCAGCCACCATAGTGTCGTACACGTGACCATCATACTTAAAGCCACATGCTCGTACCCAAGTTAAATCAAACTTGAGGTTCTGTCCTACAAGAACATCAGTCTTATCTAAGGTAGCCTGCATGTTTGCAAACCAATCTTCCCCTACTGATGCTCTCTCATCTGAGTGATAGACAAAATCGTAGCCTACCTCATCTTCACCTAGCCACTTATAACCGATGGATACAAGCCTATTATTAAAATAAGGCAAAGCAGTAGTGCCACCAGATCCCTTTGTTTTGTGAGTTGTTTCGACATCAAGTGTCAACACGTTTAGTTGTTCTACCATTTCTTCTCCTATCTGTATGTATTGAATGGCAATTAGCACAGAGAACTCTGCACTTTCTTACTTCTTTAATTAAATTATTTATACTGTTTAAGACCATGTGGCTAACTTGCCTAGTTTTGTTACCTATGTGATCGAATTGTAAAGCGAGAGGATTATCTCTGTAACCACAGATGTTACATCCACATTTCATCTTTATGTAGTTCAGCCAATACCTTCTGCGTTTCGCTCTATAATTAAGTTTAGGTCGGCTCATTAGTAGTAGACTCCTCTGTGTACATCTATCTGAGCATTAATCATACCATGCCACCCGTTGATCTTGTTCTTGGATATACAGATATGCCTGACAATGTTATCTACCTCACTTGATCCCGTCTTACCAATTCCTATGATAACGTCAGCTTCACCTGCCTTACCAGTTCTAGAATTGTCTAACATAGAGTAGTCAATAAATTGACGATCATGGGCATCGTAGCTAGCCTGACTGACTGCCCATATAAGTAATTGATTTCGCTTGGCAATTTCTCTTGCTGTTACATAAGTCTCTTTGAGTCGCTCGTCACCACGATTGTACTGACCATCAACACGGAACTTATCTAGCTGATCACAGAACATGACATCAGGTTTATTGAGCTTGGCATACTCATCCATCTCCTCTACAGATGTACCAACTGAATCCATGATTGTTAGATAAGGTTCAATCTCAAAATGATATCGTTCAAGTAGTTGATCTTTTTGCATAACCATTTCTTCTCTTGTCAACTCAAAGAAAGACTGAATGATACGTAGCTTAATTCGTTGGGCAGGTTCTTCGTTTGCCCAATACACAACTTTGAATTTTTGTTTGATGTAAGATGATGCAAGGAAACAACAAAAGGTAGTCTTACCCACTTCAGGTCGAGCAAATAATATACCTAGATTACCCTTATCCATTCCTTTAACTTTTTCTTGGATAAGGTTGAATTGAAAAGGGAAATCGTTCTCCCCTGCTTCCTCTTCAAGTAGTTGAGCTAAGTCGCTCTCAACAATATTGTAGGTAGTCTTGTCGCTGATCCTACCATCTTCGACTGCATCAATAAGCCTACGTAGTTCACCAAACTCTTCATTCTCTCCAGTAAATATCTCTAAGGCTTTCTCGCCTATCTGTCTTGCCCTATCTCTGAGCCACAGATTGTTGACCAAGTCTAGATGAAGTTCATCGTTACCTGACACAGTATCTTCTAATTCAGATATAACTTCTTGTACTCTGTTTCTAGCTGAGTCAGGCATGGCAGGATTTCTATCATTAAATACTCCTGCAAGTTCAGACTTAGTTAAAGTCTTGGCATACTTTGTGTGGGAATATACAATTGTGTCAAAGATATCTTTTAGTTCCCTATCAAACATATCTCTATCTATTTTGTTCTTTACCTTTGCAAAGAAATCAACATCTAAACAAAATCCTAAGACTTGTTTATCTACTGATATGATTGTTGATGAAGTCATCACGTTCCTCTCTCTCCATATTTTTCAGGTCTTTCTTAAGTACAACTAATTTAGTGGGTACATAGTTAGACAAATGCCTGACAATGTCAACTGCTTTTCGAGTTGCATCTCTGTCTAATGCCACAAAAATTTTTTTATAGTTTTTGATTACTTGTATGTGGCTATCAAGTAATGATGTTCCCATCAATGCCATACCTGATACTAGATCAGATACGCTACATGCAGATGGGCAATCTTCTACAACAAATAGATCATCTGAGAATCCACACACAAATGGATACTTACTCATACCATATCGTAGCCACTTAGGCTTAAAGCTACCTAGACTACGACCAGTTGCATCGACGATGTTTCCATTGCTGATATCTTTAACTAGATACACAACTCTATCTCTTTGGAAATCATATCGTATATCTGCTAGTCCATCTAGATAAGCATCGTAGGAATGCACATCTTTGACATAAGTTTCAGCCTTGATGTTACGTGATAAAGAGACAAACGTATCAGGTATAACAAAATCAATATCTGTCTCTTCTTTTTTAGTTTCTCTTCTGACAAATGCCTTACTTGAATTATCTTTAGTTAGGCTTATGCCAGTTCCACCTTTAGTGTGGCAATCAGCGTGGAAACAATACCACAATCTTTCAAAACCATTATCAGTTACACTAAAAGTGTTAGGCTTGCCACATAAAGGGCAATCAGACCTATAACGCCCATAAGCAGGAATGGAAAGGGATTCAACATAACTCTTCAACCATTTCATAAATTTATTCCCATGTGTTGCAAAATTTTAAGTAACACAAAAATCGCAACTAAAGCATATATGTAGGGAAGTGTGTGTCTATCTATCATTTAGATATCGCTTGTTTATATTGCTTAGTATTCACAGTATAGACTTGCCCTAGCCTATCTAGGTCGTACCCATGTTTGAGTAGATTAGGTAGCTTGGCTACAGCGATAGGTATCCATGTTAGGTAGTCTCGCTGATTACCTAGCTTAACTTGTTCCTTATCAACGATACCTACTCTAACTGCTGATAACTTTGCCCAAAGGACATGTTGGTTATCATGGCTACGTTTCTTGACGTCAGTCTTCACTTGTTCGTTCATCTGCTATCCTCAAATCTTCTAAGTATAGTTTTATTGCATTTCGGATTAGATCAGCTACGCTTATTTGGCTAGCGTATCTATCTGTCTCCCTAGTAGCAAATTTCTCTAGTTCGTCGTAGTCTGCTTTCGAGACTGTCAAGTTGTAGCTTTTAGTCTCTTCATTTATCTTAAAAGGTCGGCTCATAGTAACTCCTAACTATCCTCGTATGGGGTGTATCTCCCAAAGGGATAAGTGCGTATATCACGAGATCATATTTTACGTCAAGAAAATAATTTTAAAAAAATAATTTGACATATGTTTTTAGTTAGATGTATAAGATACCCTGATCATAAATTATAGGAGATAATATGACACCTACTGATAAAAAAAGAATGAACTATCTTAGTTTCTTTAAAGATGGAGTTGCAGATGCTTTATTGCATGGCAATAGAGATGAAACCAAATTATTTTCAGCTTACTACAAACAAGGTTATGATTTTGGTTTGACTATGTGGAATGAACAACAAGAGGAGATAGCTAATGGCATTTGACCAAATAAATATTAAAGATTGTCTGTGTGATATGTACGACATTAAACGTAAAGTTAAACAAACTAAAGTTGTTCACGATGTAAAAGGTCATACTTTGGAGATATCATTATTTAATGCACCAAAAGATAATGATGGAACTATCTTTACTCTTGGCGATTGTATTGATAATGTCATTGAGCAATTAGAACAAGAACTTAAACTTAGAGGGCAAGAAATATGATTTATCTTGAATTATTCTCAGGTGGTAGTGTAGCTAGGCAATCTGTAAAAGAGTTAGGCTTGCCCGTTACTAGGTGGTATTCATCAGAGATCAATAAGTTTCCAATCCAAATAGCTAACGATAACCACGATGATCTAATTCATCTAGGTGATGTACGAGGTGTACTAGATAAGCTAGTCTCACATAAAGACATCGACGTTATCTTTTGTGGCTCACCTTGTCAGGGATTTTCCGTAGCAGGAAAGCAACTCAACTTTGAACACGAACAATCTAAGTTGTTCTTTGAGTTCCTCAAGATATACAAAGCTATCTATGATGTTAATCCTCATGTTAAGCTACTCTTTGAAAACGTGAAGATGAAAAAGGAATGGGAAGAGATTATCCTATCTAAGCTACAAGAGATCAATCCAAAGCTAAAGCTACACATTATTGATTCGGCTTTGGTATCTGCTCAACGTAGAGTTCGTATGTACATAACTGATATAGAGTTCGATATGCCTAAAGATAGAGGCATCGTACTCAAAGACATTATCGAGTGTGGTTGTGTAGATAGAAACAAGTCGTACTGTTTAGATGCTAACTATTGGAAGGGTGGTAACTTGAAGATGTACTTCGAGAAGTCACGTAGGCAATTAGTATTTGGAGATGGTTGTCACCAAGTAGGAGTAGCTGATATCAAAGGCTATGACATCATCAAAAGAGTTTACTCTATTCATGGCAAGTGTCCTACCTTAACGACTATGCAAGGTGGACACAGAGAACCTAAGATACTTTGTAATTCTGCATCAATCACGGGTAGAAGAATAGATAGCAATGGTGTACGTAAAGATGATGACACTAGCCTACCTATTGTACAAACCCTTGAGGTATCAGACTCAGGTAAGTCAAGATGCTTATCTACCTTAACTAAGGATACAGTTGTTTCGCCTTTGCCTAAAGGTAGATATCCTGATGCTTATGGAGAACATAAGTTACATTGGAGAAAGCTAACTGTTAAGGAGTGTTGTAGGTTACAAACCTTACCTGATGATTACTGTAAATCCGTAAGTAATTCTCAAGGTTACAAGATGCTTGGTAATGGTTGGAATAATGAAACTATCAAATCTATATTAAAGGGTTTGACACTTGAAAATAAATTTGGTAGGGAATTAGCCTGAAAGAAAATGTACGACACTATGGAGAGATCGTGATGGCTAAATTAAATTTAACAAAAAATATAACACAAAAACATATAAGTGATTTGTTTTGGGAATACGATAGAATGTCTAGTTCAGGTCAATTCACACTAGATAGCCTAGCCGTTTTGCATGGTTTAGAAACTAATGCACAATTAGAAGAAAGACTATCTAAAATGTCAGAAGAAGAAATAAAACAAGCATTGGAGAAATCGTGATGACAATGATACAACCAATTAGTTTAGATAAACATCTTGTCGATTGTGTAGCTGAATACAAAAAGCTAAGACAGTTACAATACGATTGTGAGTGGAATGGTCAAGATGATAAGGCTATTCTATATAGAAATCAAAGTGTGCGACTAAAGAAGTTAATTAAAGATGGCGTACTTTACCAACCAAAGTTTTAGGAGAAACTAATGTTTGATGAACAAATTGAATTGATAAAAGAAAAAAGAAAAATCTCATGGCAATATATAAGTGATCTGTATTGGGATTACGATAGACTATCTAGTAGTGGTCAAGAGACACTAGATAAGTTAGGTAAGTTATTTGGTGTTGCAACTGAAGAGGAGAACACACGTGACTAAATATTATTCAAGAAGTAAGCAAAAGTTTATAGACATAGCTACTATGACAGATCAATACGTTAGACATGCTTTTATCGAGAAGTGTAAACACGAACCTACTGAAGATGTTATGTTTGCTCAACAACAAGCTGAAAGATCAACTAGGCTAGAAGAAGAGAAGATATCTATGGGATACAAGATATCCGAATACAAAGATAGGATAATCTCTCTAGAGAACTCAATCAGAAAGCTGAACAGTCAACCTACTGTAACGGCAGATGCTTACAATGTTGCTTGGAAAAAGATCGAGACACTTGAGAAGGGTTTAAAAGAAAAGACGGCTGAGTTAGAGTTTCTTAAGCATCACAATAAACAAGACATAGAAACTATCAAAACCAAAACTTATGCTACAATTGATCTAGCAAAAGAAAACAAAAAATTAAAGCTCGAAAACGCTAGGCTTGTAGATAGGCTAGAAAGAGATGATCATGGTATTGGTGAAATAGAGAGACAAAGAGATGACGCTATCTTTGATCTAAAGCAAGAACGAAATCGTGCAATGATGTACGCTGAAATGATTAACGACAAATGCCCAAATGGTCATGCCTATGTGTTTAGCGAGATACCTAACGACGATGAGGGAAGAGAGTTTGTACAGAAGATGAAAGGCTATCTGAATAAGGAGAGCTACAAGCTACGTGTTAAAGGTCAATATTTAGATGAGGAAACTAAAAGGACAGAGGGTTGGAAAGTGCATCAGTATGGTCAACCTATCAGTAAGTCTAAGTGTCTTAGGGTTTACGTAGACGTGAGAAAAGGAGATTAATTCTGTGGAAAAAATCGCACCTATTTCTTCCAAAAAAATCGCACCTATTTCTCACAACGAACGTGGCTACATGTGCGACCAATGTGGGGATAAAGGAGATGTTTATAGTTTAAGCAGACTTCTTTGTGCTATCTGCTATTTGCTTGAAGTTGCACCTCATAAGGTAGATAAGTTAAGAAGAAAAATAATTTGACTAGGTAATCTATCTGTAGTAACTGTTAATTTCATTCACATTTTATAGGAGAAATTGATGAGCAGAGAATACTTTGTAGAAAGCCACCTTGAAGACTTGGTAGACAAGTTCATGGAAGAGGGAATATCAGAAGAAGATGCTATCCAAAAAGCCACGAGCTTTTATGATGGTCAAGTTAATCTAGTCGAGGAACAAGCACTCAAGATAAATGAAAAACAGATGGCTATCCAAAAGAAACTTAGGCAAGGTGTGTATCCAAGTGAGATAGTCTTATCTAAGGTAGTTGATCATCTTCAAGCTCACTACAATTCAGATAGTGAATACAATGTAGTTAAAATGTTTTGTCGTGAGTTACTAACTAAAATCAATGATGATACTTTGGAGGTAGCCAATGCAGAATAAGATAGCACGTATCCACGTAAACCAACACGTGATCAAAGCCAATGCCAAATCAGGAGAGCGAAATCCCGTATTCACAATCAAACAAGGTGGGAAGAATACTTATGCTACTAGAGTTAAGGTAGTTGGGGAGATGGAGCTAGTTTACTCGCCTGATAAGCCACTCTCTTGTGGAGCTAAAGTTTGGATCGAGACACGTGGAGAAATTGAGTTAGACGAAAAAATCGCACCTCATGCTTCAGAGTTTCAAACCTCACTTGAACCTACCCATAATTTAGCAGTTAATTTAGATAGAGCATTAACAGAATTTCTAGCTAAAAAAAGAAAAAGACTAGTAAATAAAAATAAATTATCTGCTTGTTTAACTAGATAAGATAGTTTACAAATCTATCTAGCTACTAATTAAGGTAGTTTAACAACAACACTTTTAGTGTAGAAAGAGAAAATATTATGGATAGCGTAATAACCATAGATCAAGATACTAATCTTAAATCCAACGAACTTCACGAACATTCAAATCCTTTTGATGTTTCATTATTTGAAGACAATGCGAAAATAAAAAGAATTCCATTGTATGCTTATGATGAAGATGAATACGGGGTTGGTAACCAAGTTAAGCTTGAAAGATATTCAGGTTTATATAATGAAAGCTTAAATAAAGTTTTACAATCTCGACCAATTGCAGATACTTATAAACTTGTACCTCACCAAGATTTATTTGCATTGCAAGCTAACATTTTAGATAAAACAGATTTACCTAAAACAAATGTGCGAGTAGTAGATAAACTTATCAATGGTGGCTTACAAGCTCAAAGAACTATTTACTATGATGACTTAGCCGTTCCCGTTTCTAATGATAGAGATATAGTAAAGGCAAGAATTGATATTTTTAATTCTGTTGATACTAGTTGGGCTTTCCAAGTTTTTAGCGGAGCTTATCGCAATCTATGTAGAAACACTTTAGTTTTTGGCGGGGAAAAATCTTATCATCAAAAGAAGAAACATACCTTAAATCTTAATCCGTCTGCTATGGTTCAAAAGGCGGGTTTGGGATTGTCTATGTGGTCGCACCAAAAAGACTTGATGCTTAATTGGCGTGGTATCCAAATCACAGATCAACAATTTGCAGATATGTTAAAAGAAACTATTTGCACCAAGAAAACTAAATCTGCTGAAGTTGGTGTTAATCCCGTAAATGAAACTAAGCTTAATTACTTGCTTGGCTTATTTGATGAAGAGAAAAAGGAATTAGGTTCTACACTTTGGGGAGCTTATAACGCCTTAACTCATTGGTCGACACATACTGATTATAAGGTGGAAAGATATAATTCTGAAACTCATAAATTGGAAACTATTAATGGTGGTCGCACCAATGCGAATAAACCAAACGTGGAAAGACAAAGAGCAGATGTAGTAAGGGAACTACTCACTTCAGATGCTTGGCAATCTTTAGAAATGGCTAATGCTTAATGGCTGAGTTTCTTGCAAATTTATCCCGTATAATGGTCATCTTTTTGGTGATCATTATCTTAGCAATCTTGTTTTAACTTAGGAGAAATTATGAAAAGACTACACTTAAATAAAATGTCAACACTTCTTGAAAGTTTGGAAGTTGTTGCACGTAACGCTAAGAACAAAGGTCATAGATCGGGTTTCAGATGCCATGATCTTGCATTGCAGTTGGCTGATCAATTCAAAGTTTTTGAACCTACATTGGAAAGCGTAATTACTAATAGGGAAAATAAAAACAATCCCTTTAAAATTAAAGGTAATGACACGCTAACACGTGGAGAATTTCAAGTTTACAAGCTTATTAAATCGCATGATATGGTTAAAATTATTGACGTCTACAATGATACAGATAATAAAAAAGCGTTTAATACTGTTAGGCAATACGTAAACATTCTTAAACAAAAAGGGTATTTACAAACTATAAAGATTAAAGGCGATAGACATAAATACTATAAAGCTTATCCGCTTTCATTTCATACGATGGATAGAAATTTGGTGAATAAATTATCTAGTTGACTTAGTTTTTTAAATAAGATTATAATTAACCATGCTAGGAACAATCTTAGCGTGGTTTTTTTAAACCTTAATTTTTAAATAGAAAAAGGATTTCTTACAATGGAAACAAAACAATATTTAATTAAAAGTGAATACGATTTTAACAATAAAAAATTTAATGCAGTCAATAATTGTGAACTAACTGTTCAATTCAAAATAATGGATAGTTGTGCAATGGTTGAAATTGTTGGTCGTTATAATGGTCGCACCAATGAAGAATTTAAACATCAAATATTTTGCCATAAAGATCAGATGTTAAAAGTTTTACCTAATGTTAACGATCAAGTTGAAAAGTTTAATGAACCATTCAACAAAGATAGGGTTTTAATTGATCAGCGAATAGGTGTTATCTTTGAAGAGGAAAAGCAAAAAGAATACCAATTGGGCTTGCATGGTCAAATAGATCTTGAAGAGTTAATTAATAAAAAGAAAGGGAACTAATTATGGCTTATTATTTTAGTTGTAACGAATGTAATTATAAAGAGCATTTTAATGATCAGTTTAACATTCCAAGTAAAGCCCTTGAAGGGAAGTTAAACGACTATGAAAGTGTTATTTGTTCTAGTTGTGTATCACAAAAAACAAGATTAAAAGGTAACTATATTATTATTGAAAAAGGAAACAAATAGATGACTTTATATAATACAGATTATGTTTTAGTAGATATTGAAACAAAAAAACCAATTGAAAGTTATGATGTTATTAATCACTTTTCGTCTGTCATTAATGAATATAATGATCATTTATTAAGTGAAAATATAGAATATATTCCAATGAATAAGTTATCAAAGGAAGAACAAACAAACTATTTAATTAACTTGAAAGGAAAAAACTAATGTCTACTTTATTTGAAAACATAAATAAAAACGATCTAGAATTAAATAATCTTGCAAAGGTCGAGAACTTTAAAAGCTCAAGGTCAGGGAATCCAATTGCTAATCAATTTAGAATTACTTTACAGAATGGAACAGAAATATTCCAATCTTACAATTCTATTATAGCCGTAAAGGTTAATGGTTTAACTTTCCTTGATCGCACGTGTTGGGATTACTCAAATACTACTTCAAGATATAGGAAAGAGTTTCTAAACGAGGATACTAAAACCACTAAACAAAAGATTAAAGATGATGTTTACATTCTTATGAACTTGAATTAAATATCTTAATTCCTCCCCTCAAAACCTCCCTTGATTTAGTTCTTGGGGGGTTTTTTGTTGGGTAAACTAGAATAATAGTTAAATGGTTGGTATCATTGGGTTTCTTGGTGTGTTGTTGTTTTGGTATATGTTCGCAATCTGTACCTCAAACGCTACCTTTTAGGCTTTATCAATACAACTTATTGAAAAAATTGCACCTAAATTAAAAAAGAAATACACGTGACGCCTATATATTAAACGTGGCTAGCAATCCCAATATGAAACACGGCTTATATTAGGTTGGCTTATGATCCTATGGTTTCAATGAGGGTAAACACAAAAAAAAGTCCCTATACGGGGTGCAAAGGGACACTGGGGACCCCCCGGTATACGTATGCAATGTCGCCATATTTTTATCTGAATGAGTTACTTGTACAAGTTATTCGCACCCCTTTGGGTAAACATGCGAAATATCCCCTTGTGTTACGATTGGTCGCACCCTTTAGGGTATCCCTGTGTGTATGTAGGTGTATTTCCCCGGAGGATCTACTCCGATTGTATCCATCCTGACGAAAAAGTCAAGTAAATTCGTACAAATTTTTTTTTTATTTGACATTAGGTTAATCTGTACGTATAATCTAGGTATCAAGACCAGTTAGAGCAGCAGCAACCGCTCCTTTCTCGTGCTTTGGCTCAACTTTTTAGGCTCTTGACTCAATAAGCAAAGGAAAAACCCGTGTTTGAAGCAATTGTACTCGTCTGTTACTTAGGATTGGCGTCCGATTGTAGAGAATTACACGATTCACGAGGTCCTTACGACACAGAAATGCTCTGTAAAGAGCGAGTTGTCGAAATAACAACAGAATTACCAACTTGGTTACCTAATTATAAGATGATGGGATACAGATGTAATGAATTTACTCCCGAAAAAGACTTCCCAGCGTGAAATAACGCCCCAACAAGAAGAATTCCTAACTAATTTGTTCGAGAATGGGGGCAATGTCACCGATGCAGCACTTCAAGCGGGCTACGCTAAGGGTAGTATAACATGGTTAAAGAACAGTTTAGCCGATGAGATCATAACTCGCACAAAGAACATACTGTCTATGAACGCATTTAAGGCTGCTACACGCCTTGTAACGACAATTGACAATCCCGTACCCGAAAGAGGGGACGACCTACGCTTCAGGGCTGCAGAATCGCTCTTAAACAGGGTTGGCTTGGGAAAACAAGAAACAACTAACGTAAATGTACAAGCAGTACACGGTATTGTGTTGCTGCCACCAAAGAAAGAGGTCGTAATCGATGGCTGATCTAAACACATTATTCAAAGTACTCAACACAATCAACGCTCTGGCAACTCCCAACGAGCTTACTGACAAGATGAGTGACAAGTTAAACCAGATGATCCAATCCTTATCTCCATCTGAAAAGAAGGAAGCCAAAGATGCCCTCAAAGAAAAACAAAAGCAGGGAATGAAATATGGTGGCAAAGCATCAAAGAAATGTAGTGCCAACAGAGACAGTAGGAATACACGTAAAGTCAATAGTTAGGAGAAACGACAGTGGCTAAAACTATAGATAAGAATAAATTAAATCAAAGTAAACAATTACAAAAGAAAAGTGAACGAGAAAAAGCTCAAGGAAATCAACTTTTAGGTGCAAAATCAAAAATAAAAGGTGAGATGAGCAAGGATCTTGCAAGGGTAAAGTCTATTCAACAAAGTCAAAAAGATGCTGATAAAGCATTTGCAGATAAGCAAAAGAAAAGTGTACAAGACAGAAAGAAAAGTCAACTACAGGTTGCAAAAGATTATTACAATAGTAAGAATAAATCTAAAATGGCACAGCCTCGAATTGGATTAAATCCAGATGCACTCTCTATTAAGGGAGCTTCAGGTCCTAGAGGTAAATTCTTAAAAAGAATATAGATGACTGAACCAGAACCGAAGCGTGGACGTGGTCGCCCTAAGAAAGACCCCGAAGCACCGAAGCAAAGATATTTCCTGTCTGCCGCAGAGAAAGCGAGACGACAATCACAAAAGAGATTACGTGACGCAAAGAAACGTGCAGATAAATTAACTAAAGTAGCAGAAAGTAAAAGAAGATATGCCAGAAAGCTTGAAGAGAAAGTTGGTAAAGTTGAGAAAGCTCTTAAGGGAGATACAAGTACCGTTATCGATACAGGTGACTTGGCAACACTTCCTCCACCTGTCCAAGAACTCGTGGGTAGCCGTGAAGTGGTGTTTCAGCCGAATGAAGGACCTCAAGAAGAGTTCCTTTCGTCTAGCGAAAGAGATGTACTCTATGGAGGTGCTGCTGGTGGGGGAAAATCTTTCGCCTTGCTTGCAGATCCGCTTCGTTACTGCACTAATCCTAATCATAGGGGTCTTCTTCTCAGGCGTACTCTTGACGAACTTACTGAGTTAATTGACAAGTCACGACAACTCTACCCGAAAGCGTTCCCCGGAGCGAAGTTCAGGGAATCAAAGTCAACGTGGCACTTCCCATCGGGAGCTACCATTTGGTTTACGTATCTAGACAAAGACAAAGATGTAACCCGATTTCAAGGACAAGCTTTCAACTGGATAGGCATAGACGAGATAACCCAGTACCCGACACCCTACGTGTGGGACTACCTGAGATCAAGATTGAGAAGCACCGACCCAGAGCTACAGCAAAATCTGTATATGAGGTGTACAGCCAACCCCGGAGGAATCGGCGGTTGGTGGATCAAGAAGATGTACATTGACATAGGTGAACACAACAAACCGTTCCCTGCATCCGATGTCGAAACAGGTAAACCTTTCTTGTGGCCGCAAGGACACGAAAAGGAAGGACAACCTTTATTTTATCGTAGGTTTATTCCTGCACGTCTAACAGACAACCCGTTCCTTATGGCTGATGGACAATATGAAGCTATGCTTCGTTCACTACCAGAGATAGAACGGAAGAGATTACTTGAAGGGGATTGGGATGTAGCCGATGGTGCAGCCTTCCCAGAATTTAGCAGAGCGAAACATGTTGTGGAAAGTTTTGACTTACCTACCAACTGGCCCCGTATCAGGGCGGCTGACTACGGGTATGCGAGTCCTTCTTGCGTTCTTTGGGGTGCTATTGATTGGGATAATAATATCTGGATTTATAGAGAATTATACGTAAAACAGTTGACAGCGGAGCAATTAGCGGATAGAATACTAGAAGCGGAACAATTAGATCCGTTACCCCACTACACAGTATTAGACTCATCATGTTGGAACAAGACAGGCTTTGGTCCTTCTATAGCTGAAACAATGATGAGATGTGGAGTTCGTTGGACTCCCTCAGATCGAAATAGAATACAAGGTAAAATGGAAATTCATCGTAGGCTTGCAGATGACCCAAGAACAAACGAACCGAGATTACGAGTGTTTTCTAATTGTAGCAACACTGTCAAGCAATTGGCAGCAATTCCTCTTTCCAAGACTAACAGCGAAGACGTGGACACAAAAGCAGAAGACCACGCATACGATGCGTTGAGGTATATGTTAATGACAAGGATGACAGGTTATGCGGCGATTCATCAAACGCTTAATGGTATCAAGAATCAGGTCTATCAAGTCCAAAATGAAACATTTGGATACTAAAACAAATGGATGAACTACTACAAAAATTAAAAGATGGAAACTTAACAATAGCTGAAGCTTTTGAGTTAGGTCGTCCTGATGTGAAGTTATATCAAAACACTGGTAAACCTACTGCATTCCTAGAGAAATTGCAAGATGCAGGATTTAACTTATCTGATAATTGGGATACTATCGGAGATAGGGAGAAGCATGATACCCTTAACAAGATATCTAGTAGCTCAGACTATTTAACACTAGCTAAAGTAGAATCTAGTCTTACTAAGATGGCAGCAGGCGAAGATTTCGATTATCCTTACACTAATAGGTTTGAAGCAAAAAAGGGAACTATCCGAGTTGCAAAAGTAAAAGGTGATCCTACCAAGCTAAGATTTGAAAAAGCTACTCAGCCAAGAGGAGATGAAGCAGCTAAAAAGATTACTCTTCCATCTATAGAGGATTTGAACAAGGCGATACATGCTACAACCTTAAAGTTAAAAGGCAACAAAGAAGCGGTAGCATTCTTTCAGTTAAAGCATCTGTTAGGAATACGAAATAGAGATTTAGTTAATCTTACAGTCGGTGAAGCAATTGAAGATTCACCATATGGAACACTTGACCCCGGATCAAACACTCTTTATGGCATAAGTAACAAAGGTCAGAGAACAAACTACCAGTTACCATCTTTAGCTCAAGACATACTTGCTGATCTTGGGACAGATGCTAAAGGAAGAATGGGAGACAGTAAATCTATAAAATTGTTTAAGCAAAGTGAAGCTAGTTTAAGAACACTTATAAATAACACTATGAATGAAACCATGTCCGAGATGGGCTTGGAAATTACAGACCAAAAGACAAATAAAAAAATACCATTTACAATATCTGACTTGAGAAAGAATGTATTTGATGCAATAAATGAGTCAGAGGGTGCAGGGGTAGCAAACGTAGTCTTGGGACATTCTACAAAAGGTGATGTAGGATTAACTCACTATAAGGTTGACAGACAATCACGAAGAAAAATGAGTGTGGTTCAAAGAGCTTCTGAAGAATTTGGTAACATGTATCTTCAGGATATCAATCAAGTAAGTCCAAAAAATTTATACAAAACTTATGGATTTAACGAAGACTTCTTTAAGGAAAGCTCAGTAATTCCTTTCTCTGCTCCTACTGATATACTATCACAAACAGCTAGAGATACAACTTTACAAGTTGAAGGAACAGCAGCAGACGTAAATAAAACTGCGGGTATACTCAGCAAGAAGGTCGAAGGTAAAGTAAGTAATCTTACAAAACAGGTAGCAAAACTACAAGCTTTAAATGAACAAATGAGTGAACTTACTGGTTCAGATGCTCCTACAAAAGAACCCAAAAAGAAAATTCCAAAAAAAGGATCACCTATTAGTTTATCTGATGTTTTTGATTCAGAGACATGGGACAAACTAAAAGGGGGTTTAAAAGGACTTGCAATTGGTGCGTTAGGTGTAGAGACAGTTAGACAGCTTGTTACTAATCCTTCTCAAGCTGCTCAAGACATCGGAACAGAACTTTTACTTGAAAGAGGATTAGGAATGGGTCCGGGAGCTGCAGTAGGATTTGCAATGCAATCAAGTCCAGCAGGTGCAGGCTCTGAGCTTGAAGCTACTGATCCGACAGCAGAATACAGAACTATATCTGACGATCAATACGCAAACATGACATCTATGGGCTTAGAGACATCTGAGCAAGACATGGCTACAACGAATCCAATGAATTACGCAATGGATCAACAAATGAGTGATCTTCTACGTAAGGATATCCCTGATGAACAGGGTATTATGTAACTGGTATATAGGAGACAACAATGCCAAACAACAACTACAACTATGGTGCTGCATACATAATGAACAGCGACAAAACTTCAGTCGATGATCAAATGGGTGCAGATCAATTAACTCGTGAAGGTGCAGACTTTGACACAAAGATGGGAAACTACGATTTACAATCTGACATGCCAAAGAAGCAGTCAAAGCCGACTGTTGAAAGTGGATTCTTTACTATGGCAGACGACAAAAACTACTTTGGCTAGGACTTATTTATGGCTGACAACTTTTTAAATTCAGACGAAGAATCTGATTCTCCTTTACCAATGTCCAATGCGGCAGAAATTATGCCGGGACTTGCAGGATATGTAAAGAGTAGATTTGAAGATTCTGAAAACGGAAGACGTTCACACGAACATAGATGGCTACAAGCTTATAAAAACTTTCGTGGCATCTACGATTCAACTACACAATACCGTGATTCTGAACGATCAAAAGTATTTGTCAGAATAACCAAAACCAAAGTTCTTGCAGCATATGGACAAATTGTTGACATATTATTTGCCAACAAGAAGTTTCCTATTGTTGTAGAAGATACACCCGTACCAGAAGGTATAGCAAAGTTTGCTCATTTGGAAACTCCTGCTGATCAGGTAGCACCACCACCTCCGCCACAAGATATGTATGGCTACGAGGGGGATGGTAGAGAACTACCTCCGGGAGCAACTCAAGCAACACCTATGGATTTCTTAGGTGGTATGGCTGACAAATTTCCGAATGCACCACTTGTCGAAGGTCCTGCTAAAGTAGGAGAACCTCAGATAAGCCCATCTGGTGAAGCTGCACGTAAAATGGAACAGATGATCCACGATCAACTGCTCGATACAAATGCAGTCAATGTATTCCGACATGCTATATTTGAAGCATCTCTACTCGGTACAGGAATTGTTAAAGGTCCTTTCAACTTTAACAAGAAAGTACACAAGTGGCAAAGAGATGAAGAAGGCAACAGGGAGTACATGCCCTACGAAAAGGCAGTGCCTAAAATAGAGTCTGTATCCGTGTGGGATTTTCATCCCGATCCAGCAGCTACAAGTATAGATGACTGTGAATACGTTATACAAAGACATCGCATGAATAGGCAACAACTTCGTGCTTTATCACAGCGACCTCATTTCGATATGGAAGCCGTAGAAGAGTGTCTTGCAAAAGGTCCTAACTACGAAGATAAGTACTACGAAGATACTATTCGTGAAGATGAGACTGAGCCATACTATCAGGAAAATAGATTTGAAGTTCTAGAGTATTGGGGTGTAATTGATGCTAAGTTTGCTGATGAAGCAGGACTAGAGCTACCTCAAGGAATATCAGAGCTAGATCAAATACCTGTAAACGTATGGGTTTGTGGCACAATGATACTTAGATGTGTTCTTAATCCATTTACACCGTCAAGAATACCTTATCAAGTATTTCCATACGAAGTCAATCCCTATCAAATGTGGGGTGTTGGTGTAGCAGAAAATATGGAAGATGCACAGATGCTTATGAATGGTCACGTAAGAATGGCTATTGATAACTTAGCATTGGCAGGTAATCTTGTATTTGACGTAGATGAAGCAAGTTTAGTTCCCGGACAAAACATGGATATATTTCCCGGAAAGATATTCCGCAGACAATCTGGGGTTACTGGAACTGCAATCAATGGTCTTAAGTTTCCAAACACTGCAGGCGAAAACATACAGATGTATCAAATATCTCGCCAGTTAGCAGATGAAGAAACAGGCATACCATCAATTATGCACGGACAGACAGGTGTAACAGGGACAGGACGTACTGCTTCAGGTTTATCTATGTTGATGGGTTCTGCAGGTTTGTCTATGAAGACAGTCATAAAGAATATCGACGATTATCTACTGAAACCAATGGGTGAAGCTTATTTTCAATGGAACATGCAGTTTAACGACGATGCAGATGACATTGAGGGGGATCTTGAGATCAAACCTCGTGGGGTAGCTGCAGTGATGCAAAAAGAGGTACGAAGTCAAAGATTAACTGCCTTGTTGCAAACTGTGATGAACCCAACATTAGCACCATTTGTAAAAATACCGAATTTAATGAGAGAGTTGGCTATATCACAAGACATCGATCCAGATAGTTTAGTCAACGACGTAAACGAAGCACAGATTTACGCAGAAATATTGAAAGGAATGCAACAGAATGCTCAACAAGGAACAGGCGGTGAAGGTAGCCCCACTGGTCAACAATCCCCAGATATGGGCGGGGCTGGAGGAGTACCTCCTCAACCTCAAGGATCTAACGGTCAAGGGGCTGGCGATGGCACAATCGGAGTCGGAGCTACGCCAGCTGCAGGGGAAGCTGGTTTTACTGGAAACGCTCCTCAGTTTGAAGAGTAATGTAGAGAAAGTCAAAAGCAATAATGGCATTTAGTACTGGAAACCAACAATTTGATTTTTTACTAAGTCGAGCTAGAAATAGAAGACGATCTAAGCAAGCTTTGGAAGAAAACAATATTGATGTCGAAACATCTTTAGAAAAAAGAAAAGAAGAATCTGAGTCTAGTGATGTTACATCTATTGGTACTCAAGTAGCAGATATGAGTGGTTTGGGAGCTTCAGGTATATCAGCGACTGATGTTTCAGTTTCCGCTGGATCTCAATCCATAGCTGATGCACAAGAGATGATGGATATTGCAGGAGTTGGCAGGGGTCAAACAGTAGGGCAGGTGGCATTTGAAACAGAGATGGACAGAGCCAAAGCTGATTTTGCACAGTCTAATCCAGTTGGTGCGGCGATTGCAGGAATTTCTACTGATGCAGTAGTTCAAGGGGCAATACAAACAGCACCTTTAGGTTTGGCTATGGCTGGAAAAATGGAAGCAGCAAGAGCTGCGGCTAACGTTGCAAATGTAATTGGTGGTCCTGCATTTGGAATGATATCAGGAGTCATAGGACCTTCAATGCAAGATCCCTACGGACAAAACGTTGCAATGGGAAGTGGATTGCTTGGACAAGTGTCTCAGTCCTTAATGTCAACGCATTATAGCGTTGCAGACAAAGTAGCACAAGGAGTTCCGGGATATGCACAGGGATATTATGGTTATGATTTAGTTAGCACGTACCCCGGAATATTTGGTCCTACATTTTCTACAACGGCTATGGGGTATCAAATGGGTATGCCATTGGCAAATGCACCTTACTCACTTCAAAAAAATGTATTTAAAAACCCAGTTCCTTCCTATACTGGTGACCCCGATGCAATGACAGATTTTGGTAGATTTGGTCTTGACCCAAGTCAAGCAACTTATGGAAGTATAAGTGATTTTGGAACTGCAATGAGTGCAGCTCAGAATACAGGTTACTACGGTACATATGGTCAAGCTGTAATAGATGCTAAAGCAGGCAATAAAAAAGCACAATCTTTTCTGACAGAGATTGATGATACTAAGGGTATTGAAACAACAGGCGATTTAGGCGGTGTAGGGGATTTAGGAAGTGGCTATGGTATAGGAACATCTACAGGAACAGGCTCACAGACTATAGGTGGACAAGACGTAGATCCATCGCAGGGCGGTACAACTAGTGGAGGTGCAGTAGGATCAACTGGAGGTCTAGGAGGAGCTACAGGTGTAGGTGGAGGATATGGTAGCCCTAATGATGGAGATGGGGGAGACTCAGGTCCGGGAGGTGCAGGAGACTCTAGTGAACATGGTGGAACGAGATATGGCGGAAGAATTGGAATGGCAGCAGGAGATGTTGCTCAAAATCCATCAACTGAAATGGGATTCATCGGAGGACCACCAGATCAGTTTACTGAACAACAAACCATAGCTGACGACATACCCAAAGAAGTACCTGAAGGAACATTTGTAATCAACGCACCTGCTGTAGAGTTTGCAGGTAAAGAAGATATAAAACAAATGTTGATCGAAGCTTATGAGATAATTGCTCAAGCAGATACAAATGCAGGAACAGACAGAACTGCTCAAGCAGCTAAAGTACCTAGCAAAGAACAAGTTGAAATAATGATATCACGTGGAGAAGTTGTTGTGCCACCTGAGATAGCTAAAGTTATTGGTTACGATAGATTAGAAAAAATAAATAATCGTGGCAAAAAAGAAGTAGCTCGCAGACAAGAAGAATCCGAACAACAAGAAAAACCACAAGCTAGACAAGCTGCAGAAGGTGGTTTCATAGACACAGACGACAAAATAGCTTCCGCTGATTATTCAGAAGGTGGAATTGATGCTCTCCGAGCTACCTTGTTACGTGCAACAGGTCACTTAGAAAATGTAGAACAGGGACTAGGAGAAGGATTTAAGTATGGTAAAAAAAGTAAAGAAGGAGACACTTTACGTCACATACTTACAAGTGGATATATAAGTGAAGATGGGTTTTTAAATAACTTTATGTCAGATCTCTTCGATAGCAGAGAGAAAAGTAAAAATATGTCAGAAGAAGACAAAATTGATTTGAACAACAATAAATTCGGAAGGCTTTTACGGCAAAAATATCCAGACAGATTAGAGTTTACAAAACAAGCTAGAAATGTAGTGGATAAACTAATTAAAGGTGAGACAATTGAAATAGACGGAATTTCACCAATGATGAGTGTAAGAGCAGAGTAGAATTCGTCAGCTACCCACATTAGTGGCCCTGACAAACCGAAGCAGCTACCCGCAGCCATGTGGCACTGCATATTATGAGGTAAAAAACAATGGCAAAACAAGTAAGAGGTGCGAGAGCATTTAAACCCAATGACTCCTTTGGAGGTGATTAACAATCCAAATCTTTACAAAAACAAGTACCGAGAGGAAGTTGATAAGGAAGATGAGGATGATGAAGTAGTAGAAGCAAAACAAGAAGACGTTGGCACTCAACAAGAAGCTACCCAACAAGAAGGTTTTGTGGAAACTAAGCAGGAAGAGAGTCCTGAACACGACTATAAGAAACGTTATGATGACTTAAAAAAACATTATGACAACAAACTCCAAGAATGGAAGAATGAGAAAGAAGCGTTGAAAACAACTGCACAACAGATGGATTTAGACCCTTCAATCAAACTTCCAAAAAGTCCAGACGAACTAGAGGAGTTTAAGAGTAAGTATCCAGACGTGTATGCCGTAGTGCAAACCGTAGCGGCAATGCAAGCTCAAGAACAATCTGAAAGTTTAAAGAAGGAACTTGAAACTATAAAAGGTCGTGAGAAGGAGATGGAAGTTCAAAGTGCATACAAAGTGTTACTTGCCGCACATCCTGATTTTAATGATATTAGGAATGACGAGAAGTTTCTTTTGTGGCTTGACGAGCAACCTAAATCGATTTCTGAGGGTATAACTAAAAACAATACTGATAGCAAATGGGCAATCAGAGTTCTTGACCTTTACAAAGCCGATACTGGCTTAAAAACGAAATCTACTAAATCTAATGCGTCTGCTGCCGAAGCAGTCAGGACACCAAGTTCTAGAGAAGTCCCGATTGACAAGAATGCAAACAAAAAGATTTGGAAGGTATCAGACATCGCTAAACTCAAGCCGTGGGAGTTCGAGAAACTTGAAAAAGAAATCGACCAAGCACGAGCCGAAGGGCGAATAACTCAATAACTAACCTCAAATAGAGGAAGGATAGAAAAATGGCTTTTAATTCAGCTTCAGGGTACAATAATTTACCGACAGGTAATTTTGCTCCCGAAA